CACCCGTAGGTAATCTTTAGAACCCAGGGCTTGATCTAGGCCCTGATAGGCCTGTGCCAGGGTCTGAGTATTCAGCCAAGCCCTAAACATGGTGTAGTCGTCATTGGTCATAGGTCATCCATCCTGTGATTATATATTTGTGGCCCTGATATATAGGGTTACCTCTGTGGGGGTGGGTCCAGCCCGCAGGCCAAATTACCAGCCTACCCTGGCGAGGTTCTATCCTAAGGCCCTGATAAAGATACTCTGTTTCCCCACCCTCGTCAACGTCGTTTAGGTAAAGCATATAAGCTAGGACTCGATCCGCTGAGCTTCGGCCCATGTTTTCCACGTGCCATATGTGATAGCCCCCTCGAGGATCTGTGCGCTGTAGCATCATGCCCTTGGCTGAGTGCGGTGATATTTCCTCTAGCATCTGATACTGATCTCTGTAGCGATTATAGTTAGCGGCTAGAACATCATAGAACTCTTGGCAAAGATCGCGATCATAGTAGTACTGATTGTGATGCGGAGCCCAGTCTACGACCGTGCGAGTGTCCGAGTTCTTGCGGATGCTGGACTGTGCAAAGGTCTGGTTGATCTCGCACATGTGTTCAAAACGCTCTATGGCTCTGGTGCAGAAGTCTGCAGAGGCCGCAGAGTCATAGACGCCGATAAATGAGTCTGTGTTCATTTGATGATCCTTTGTTGTGCCCAAGAGGCTAGCCAAGAGGCTAATTGACGATTTGATTCTGGGCCTGGGTGCTGATTATCACGAGCTAGATCCCGTAGGCCCATGAGCCTTAGCCGTTCATAGTAGGTAAACTCTATGTAGGGTTGTTTGAGTAACCATGCAGAGTTCCTAGAGTCTAGAGCCTGCCGTTCTGCTTGGCCCGAAGCCAACAGCTCAGACCAAGCTAGCATGGTCTCAGCCCAAGAATCTCTGCTCACAGATTCGGGCCTAGGCTGTCCTTGAACAGTCCAGGGTCCAAGGCAGACCAGCTCAGAGCCCGCCCATAGATGATCACGAGCCAGATGCGGCCAAGCTATGACCACAGCCCTAGCTGAATCTAGACAGCCCGAAGTGATGATCTCTGCGATCAAGCTACTAGAGCCCCCACATACCCCTAGATTCGCTGACTTCAAGCCCGTGAGCTCGGTAAATTGGCTAGTGATAGTCTCCGAATCTTCTAAGCCCGTGCCCCAAACAAAGCTACAGCCTAGAAAGACCACTGAAGAGTCAATGGTTACATCAGGGTGTCTAAGATAGGGTCTTAATCGATCAATCGTGTGCATCACATACTTAGCCCGGACCTCACCATAAATATGTAAATGCGAGTAGATCAAGTATACAGGACTAGAGAATCATATCCTGAGCAGACCACAGTCAGGCAGTACCGCGAGCTAACGGATACAGTTTCGGGTAAACACTACACAGAAATAGAAACATTTGTGCTATACACTAGCCGAGCAGAGCTAGAACAACACCTAAGACCTAGACAAGTAGATCTACTAGCATGAACTACTATCGCGTCTACAACTCACTGAAACAGCTGATGCTGATCACTACTAACTATGAGCTAGCACAGCGACTACAGCAGAGCTTTGATCGATATCCTAGTCATCTACATCTACACGTTGGCCCCGCTGTTAAGAGCACACCAAGACGCTAGACTATGTAGTCCAAATGAAGGATTCGTTCTAGATTCCCATCGATCAAACTCAGCATATAAGCTCGATCTTCGGGAACAAAGAAGTCCACACAGTCCTGTCTTATACTGAACCAACCTCCTAGTTTTTGAGTTAGAAAACCCATAGAATTTAGACTAGTCCAATCACTTCGACTGCGTAGGCATATAAACAACATCTAGTATATAGCTGTCCACTGCCATGAGCTACTATATAGAGCGACTAGGAACAGAAATACACAGAAGTAACAAGTATACACGCATACATGAATGACAGCAAGAGATTTGACTATATTGATGAATATATGCACAGGCCCCGCTGTAGTGATTCGTGTATATAGACTGTATAGAGCTAAGGCCCCGCTGTGCATATACACGCATGTGACATATATGCACAGAATTGGGAGAATCAGGAAGTTCTCAAAGTCCTCTGCGGCGAAGCCGCGCTAGCGGTTCAGCTAGACGGGGGTCCGCGGTTTTTTTGGCCCCTTACTGTGAGATCTAGACTAGATCCTAGGGTGAGAGAGGATGAAGGGGAGGGGATTTTAGGAGGTTTTGAAGGGGATTTTGAGTATTTGAACTATGCCTCTCGTCCGTTCGAATGGTCAAGGAAAAATTTCCTATGCCGCAAACCCCGATTCATTCTAGAGATCATATAGACAGAATAGGCCACACAAAATCACACTTTTCCACACTTTTCTGCACTTTTTTGAATCATTGACCTGCTTGTAGACTCATATACGCAAGGCTGGATGATTCTAGTCACACTAAATCACAGTCTAGACTGGCCGGGTCTGCATATATACAGTATACAACTGAAAGGTCTACTATGCAAAACGGTCTTAGGGTATTACTGAGATTTAGGGATCACTACTGTAGCGTTCTATATATAGATGATCGCATACACTGTTTCAAGTATTCAAATCAAGGCTGTGACTTTGATGTATTTGACGATCTAGATTCGGCCGCAGAATATGCCGTATGTCAACCGAAATTTAGAGAATTCAGCCTAGACCTAGACGAATAAGAATAGTTCTTATTGTGGATAACCTGTGGATAACTCTGCTCTAGATGCGAATAATTCTTGTTTACCTGTGGATAAGCTGTGGATAACTTTCCTGGGATCTGTTGCTCAAAAACCACACCAAATTTTTATCCACAGCTTATCCACAGCCGAAACCGGTAGGCACCCTCGCCGTCCACCCCGGAATTGTAGTCCTTCGACGCTATGGTTCTGAGTCTGTTATTATCGCTCTCTCAGTGTCTTTATTATAAGCCCAAAAGCCCGAATCGTCAACCGCAGAGAATACTTGACTGACATCTAGGGTCTTTGGTTGACAGTTTGGCGCCGATTTGCTATAATAAGAGCATGAGAAGAAAGACACGTTCAGATTCAAATTATGTCATATATGCGGCTCAGCATGAGGGCCGTGTATACATCGGCTTGACACGCAAGGGCTCTACCACAGTTGGTAAGGCTGTGAAGGAGCGTTGGCGTAAGCACGTGAGCCGTGCTAAGAACGAAGATCGTGACTGGCGGATCTATAATTATATGCGCGAGGGTAACTGGGACGGCTGGTCGCATGAGGTCATCACAGTGATCCGTGGGCGAGCTGAAGCTTATGCCTATGAGCGGGCTTTGGTCAAGGAACTTGAGCCCGAGCTCAACGATCAGTATCTATAACCCTACGGTTGACACGGATTTAGGTTCGTGTTATACTGTAGGCTACAGTAAACGAAAAGGAGCGAACTTTGAAATTACTTTCCACAGCGAATCCCAAGATCCAAAAGGGTGCAAAACTGGGCTATTTGAGCTTTATCCTGCACCTTGCGCCTGCTACCCTTAGTGGTAAGGAGACTTGCCCTAAGCGGACCCAGGGTTGCACGGCCGCTTGCCTTAATACTGCCGGTCGTGGCGGTATGTTCCGCAAGGGTGAGAACACCAACATGATCCAGCAGGCTCGCATTCGCAAGACTCAGATGTTCTTTGAGCAGAGAGATGCATTCATGAGCCAGTTGGTCAAGGACATCGCATCAGGTATCAAGCAGGCTAAGAAGTTGGGTTTGACTCCCGTGTTCCGACTCAACGGCACTTCAGACCTTGCTTGGGAGAAGTATACTCTGGGCGGCCAGAACATTTTTGAATTGTTCCCCCAAGTTCAGTTCTACGACTACACTAAGGTTCTTGGACGCAAGGTGTCTGCTTATAAGAACTACCACTTGACGTTTTCTGCGGCAGATGGCAACGATGCAGATGTAGCGGGTGCGATTGCACAAGGTATGAACGTGGCCGTGGTGTTTGATCGCTTGCCCGAGACTTATATGGGTCGTGAGGTGTTCAATGCAGACGAAACGGATCTGCGCTTTTTGGACCCTAAGGACGTGATCGCTGGGCTTAAGGCCAAGGGTCGTGCTAAGAAGGACACTTCGGGCTTCGTGCGCCGCGTGATTGACATCCAGCCCGTTTGATCATATACTAGAGTCATAGTGATAGAAAAGGAGCGAATGATGTATACAGTTGAAGTCTATAAGAAGGATGCTCGTACCAAACGGGGCGAGCGCATGGTCAAGAAAGTTGATCATAGCACCGCGGATCGTGGAGCCCTAGAGCATGTCTATAAGCATACCTACTTCCCCAGCCACGGGTATCGCTTTGAGATCCATGAGACCTATGTGACCCGCAAGAACA